CTAATGCCACCACCACCACTCTTGGTATCATCAAAAATTATTGAATCTCCCACGGCATAGTCTGATCCAGATTTGATAACTTCGAGTCCAGATACACTTCCCGAAGACACAGATTCTACTAAAGTCTTTTGTTCTATTATCTCATTTGATTCTGTAATAAAATCATTGTCTGCATATTGGTCATTTACTTTGTAAGGTAGAGTATTTCTTAATAGTTTGGAATTATTGAAGTCAAATGATTGGTCTAAATTAATATTTTCTTCTAGATATGCAGATCTATATTCATTTCCAATAAAGTAAGGAAATTTACTTACAATTTCTCCATCAATGTTACTTTCTGTAGTAGCAAAATAAGCATAGACACCTTCGGGGAAATCTTTAGTTTTTCCAAATCTACCATTGTATTGGTCTAAATCTCCGCTTCCAGTGTATTTGTAATCCTCAACAAAATAACCATATGGAAAATCGGCGGTTGACGGTCTATTTTCTACATCTATTAAAGAATATCCTGGTTGTAGTTGTTTTATAGTAGAGTTAATATTATTTGGATCAGTATATCCGAAAGATCCATAGATTGGATTTCCATCATATGCCCAACCAATAATGTCAGAATGTTGTCCAGATAGGTCTCCACTATCATTAAGATTTGTTTTTATATTTTGTGAATATCCGAGAACTGCATATTGCAACCCATCACCATCTTCAACCAATACTTCGCTCGATGGATTTCTATAAAATTCATTTTGAATTCCATACTTATAGGAATTATTGAGAGTAAGTGATCTAACATTTACTCTTAACACCTCATTTTTTCCTGCAGGAACAACTTTAATTGTGGTGTTTGTTGCTGTATATCCTGTGCCGGGATTTACAACAATTACATCTGTTATTCTATTATCAGAAATTACCGGTCTAACGATAGCACCTACTCCACTACCATTGATAACTAAGTCTGGAGTAGAATAATATTCTAATCCTCCATACAATACTTGTACATCAGTTATTCTTCCATTTGTAATTGTAGGTCTGAGTTGGGCATTTTTTCCATTCTTAATAATAACTTGAGGTCTTTTATGAACGTTTAATGTTGTTGTTCCATAATCGCTGCCTTTATCGTAAACATAAACTTCAGAAATTTTTCCTCTAATAACCGGAATGGCATTGATAACTCCTCTAACTTGAGTACTTCCTAATCCAACAGAAGAGTATTCAACAGATAGTGAAATATTTGGATACTTAAATATCTGATAACCACTTCCAGTTGAAGCAAACTTTACATATTTTTTTCTTTGATAGTTTGAAATATCTGTGCCACCTATTCCTGCATTACAAAGTCTAAATGTATCTGAGTCAACTTTTAAAACAATATAATTATTGGATGTTGATAGCCCAGAAATAGAAGACGTTTCGTAATCATAAGAAACAATTTCACCATCACCAAATCCGTGATTTTTAAAAGTAACTGTATTATTATACGTGGATATTCCTGTTTGCGATACTCTCAGAGTTCTATTTGCATATCCCGATCCCTTGTTAATTACGGAAATTCCAGTAAGTCTATTTTTTGGTTCGGTTTTAAACTTTTGAATTCCTGAATTCCCTATTGTGGTAAATCCTACTGTGTTAACACCTACGCTGTAATCTGAGAATGACTGATATATTTCAATAGTTTTATCGTTTACAACTTTAGTGTAATATGTTGCTCCAGTTATTAAAGTTTTTGATTGGTCTAAATTGGATCCATTAAAGGTACCAACTCCAATTGCAGAATTAAAGTTTCTATCATATACAATAGGTTGACCATTGGATAAATTGTGTGTCGATGCAAAAGAAATTCTATCATTAGTAACATCCAGTCCTCCACCGATAGATGTAGACCTTGCATCAAATTCTAATTCTCTTACGTATTTTTCAACGATTGGCTGGAAACTTGCCCCAGATCCATTTCCACCCGTAAGGGCAATTGAAACAATAACATCGATATCAAAATCTTGGGGATCTACAAATATTTTTTCAACAGATCCAATTACTACTGGTTGAATTAATCCGGATCCATAAGACAATTCTAAGAGAGGGGGATTAATTACATCAAATTCACTGCCACCATTTAAAACATCTACATTTTCAATTGGACCATAATAAATTTTATCATTTGTTTTAAAATTGTATATCTCAACTCCATTTTTTAAAATTCCAGTAGCTCCAGGAAGTGTGCTGTGAGATTCATTACTTCCTAATTCTGGATTTAGTTTAAACTTTTTGAGTATTTTTTGACCAGAAATTTTATTTGATTTCTGAGAATAGAGAGTGAATTTATGAGTTCCGGTTGGAGTTGATGATTGACCAGCGCCAAAGTAAACAAAATCGTCGCTTCCAACTACAGGACCACTTAAATATAATTTAACCTGTCTTTTATTACTCAATACCTCAACAAAATAACTACCCTCTTCCAATCCATCAATGGGGGCATCTGCAGAGTAAAAAACCCTGTCTCCAGTTATAAAAGAAATTTCTGTATCAAAATCAATTATTGAATATGCTTCTGTATTTGTATCATATCCAGTCAACTCGAAAACATTATATCCAAAAACATCAACTTCTATCTGATATGATGGCAAAGAATTAGACGCAACGTATAAATTATCTGGTCTTTCAACATAAACATTTTGTACATCAGACACTATTTTATTATTTCCAAAATCAATTGGAACTATTGAAGATGATGCTTTATTAAGAATTCTTCTAACATCATATTCATCTAAAGAATTTAATGAAGAAGTGCTTACATTAATCGTAACAGTATTTTCAGAAATTGAATTGATATTTACGTTATCAAATCCGGTAACAACAATTTCCGTGTTTCTTCTTAAAATTTCAACAGTATCACCTACTTTTAAACTGGATACATCAATATTAGATTTTGTTGTTATGGTATTTCCTATGAAGGAATCAATCTGATATCTGGAACTTGTATTATAAATCCAAGAATTTGCAAATATTTCTTTTGTTGTATCACCTCGTTCTATTACCTCTCCAAGATTTTTTGGGAAGATAATATCATTATCCAATAATTGATAATCTTCACTTTCAATATTGAGATTGGACAATACTCCAGTAATTCTAAATTCTACTTTTTTAGAGGTATCACCATCTTCATATCCAAAGTAAGTTTCATTTGAAATTAAAAATGATGTTTTTGGTATAGTTACAGAATCTTCGGATTTAACATAACAACCCAAAAATTGATTGACACTTTTATCAGAATAAAAAATTTCATTAGACCCGAAAAAAATACTTCCCGAATCTTTAAATCCAATTGTAGAATCAACACTGATAACTGCTTCTCCAGATTCTAATGGAGAAACCGTTACTTCCTCAACGACTTTTGTATTTGGTGTAATTACAAACGTTCCTGTAACATTAGGATATGTGTCATCATATCCAACAAAAAAGTTAAGTTTATAGTATGTTATTCCATTTCGAGTAATAGTTTCTACTTCAGATACTGCAGCACTAGTTCCTGTTTCATCTGTTGACTTATAAATTGTCTGCCCAACCAACTTAGTCGGATTTCCTGAAATATTGCTTATGATTGCAACATCTCTTCTAATATATCCAGCATCAGAAGGTTTGATTAAAAACTGCTCTAAATCAATTACACTTGGAGTTTCTCCATACAAAACATTAAATAAAATTCTAAAGGATTCTGCAGTTCCCTTAGATTCATATAAAGTTCTCGCTTCTTTTATAAAATTTCCAACATTTAAGTTTTCTGTAAAACTAAGACCTTCTAATCCAGGAGTTAAACTAAACTTTATTTTTTTATAAAATTCTTGTAAAAATAAAGAACTTAAATTTTCTACAGAAGTCCCAGAAGTGTGAGAACTTGCAGAGGATTCACTAAAAACCAATTCCCCATATTTTAAATCTTTATGGTAGTTTGTAACTCCACTAAATCCTCTTACACAACCAGTAAAAGTATTTTCAGATAAATCCGTGTATGTAATGATTTCATCATTAATTTTTAACAATCCATACTTTTGAGGAAACCCTTTAGTATTTGATACAGTAATACTTGTTGATGATGCGCTTATATCTCCTACAAGAGTCGTGTATCCTGAAACTACCTCTGGAATGAGATTATCGATATTAATATACTGGTCTAGATTCTCAGCAATATCTACTGGACCACCTTGATACTCTTGAGAAATATAATACTGCTTTAAAAACTCTGCAGCCTTTGGACTTTCGTCTAAGATAAATTCTGGAAGTTGACTGTCGATTATTTGCTGTATTTTTACCCTAGATTCAAAACCCGTCTGTATCATATTATGACCTCATTAATTTCCCGTTTGAATAGCTTGAACGATAAGAATTTTTTGTAAAAACAACACCGGATATATCTTCTCCAGATGCAATTGTATCTTTTACCATATTTATTTCACTTTCCGAAAAATCAAATGATATATAAAGGTCTTTAAGACCAATTACATCATTTGATTCGGGATATGCTTGAATTCGTATTAAATCATTTGATAAATCAGTATTTGTAATTGTAACTGTATTGAGAGTTATTTCTCCGTTTTTGTAATTTACAACACCGGCAGATTGAACTACAATAAATGGGGATAAAGACGTTGTAGTGGCAACTCCTACAGTAGAGGACTCAATCGGTTTTACTATCGAAATTACTCCTGTAATTCCATCCGAATTTGGGGTATCTGTCAAATATACTGTGTCCGGTTCGTCTTTGATATTGAATCCTGTTGATTTGATATTGTATCCAATTTTATTGACCGTTTCGTTAACATGAAATTGATTACCAAAACATATTTCATATTGTGCTGGACGGTCTATGAGTGCTTTTAAATCCCTTCTAATTCTTACTCTAGTGATGTTTGAAGTAATTGCAGTATCTGTGTTATCAATTACCTGAAGTAACTTACTATATTTAAATCTACCCCCAAACTTATTCAAATCAACAGATTGAGAATATTTGTTAAGAGAATTGGTTACTCTTGTTTTTAAATCAGAAACACTTCCAATCTGATTATAATTGTAATAAACATAAGATTCAACTTCAACATACAGTATCTTAAGATCTATAATTTTGGGGCGTATACCAGAAACACTATATTGTGTTAGCTTGGAGAGAATTTGCTCTTTATCGAAATCTGAAACAAAAGTACCATTTTTTGGTTTAATACTAATCGAAACTGAACCATACTCTGGAGGGTCTAATTCTTCTCCTCCAATGACAGAAACTGATTCTGCATTTCTATAAATTTTAGATTTAATAATCGATTCATAATCACTTGCAGTGACTGCTCTGTATTGCGATGAATACAATCGTGGAGCAAAGTAGCGAATTGAATCAATGGTTTCGATATCAGATCCATTCTGAGCACTTTGATTTGTAGTAACCGTAATTGTGTTTGTTACAATTACGTTTTGGTCATCGGCATCTTTAAAAGATCCTGCAAATGCAAATGTGTCAGCACCATTTCCATCTTTACCGCTGGTTACAATATAATTTGCAGTAATAACTGAAGCGTTTTCAAGTTTTTTACCAAAAATACCATCTCCAAACAGAAGTTGATATTTTTCATCTTGGACTTCTTGAATTAGAAAGATTTCTGAGTTTGAGTTTACATCAAAAATATTATCAACCAAAGAATATAAAGATCCAAGACCACTATCACTTACACCTTTTACATAAACTCTGATTGTCGATGTATCAATATAAGAATTATCTAATACAAATTTTTGGTCTAATGATGCGTTTACAGTAAATTTCTTTGTTAAGAATGTTCCTTCTCGAATTGTGATGTTGTCAAAAGATGCTACACCATTCACCACGGGCACTGTAACGCTTTCTGGAATCGAAAATACATATGAAGACCCTCTCACAAGACCCGTGCATACAAGACCTGCTTGAAGGGTGATTGATGGGGTATAGACAGGAGTTCCATCCTGCAACAGTTGGTCTGGTTCTACGGTAATACTAAATGAAACGATTGCACTCGCAGCATTTCTTGAATAAGGAACGTATCCAATATTCCTAGACAAAGAAACGACATTTTCTCTTACAGTTGCAGAATCCAAAAAGGATTCGTTGACAATCATGTTAGAGTTAAATGCCGTAATGTAGGTATTATACGCTAACGTATCAATTAAAACAGAAAAATTAGATCCTTCAAAATCAAAGTCCGTAAATGTAGAGTTAGCACGGAGATAATCTTTGATTGAAGTTTTTATCTGATCGAAATCTAGATTTGTAAATTGAGTAAAAGGCATTTTATCTTGTTGCCTCTAATATGAATGAAAACTGTTGTGTTGGTACTTCTTGCCCAATAATATCAAAAATTACAGTCACTTCAAATTCATTTGTATCTGGACTTGGATTGACTTCAATATCCACATTATCAACTCTAGGCTCATAATTGGAAATTGTATTGATAATTTGCTCTCTAATTACAGATGCTGTTGCAAAATCAACAAAATCAAACAAGCTAGAACGAACATCAGATCCCAAATTTGGATTAAAAAATCTTTCGTTTGGAATTGTTTCTACAAGGTTGCGAATAGAGCGAGTAATCGCATTTTGATTTTTCAAAATTGGCAGGTCTTTTGTCACTGGATGTGGATCAAAAGACAGACTAATATCCTTAAATGATCTAGATATTCGTGTGACTGCCATTGGATATGAAATTTCTTGGATTATTTATGTTTATTTCCAGGAAGAACCATATCCAGGTTCAGTGCCATATTCCCAATCATCATAATCTTCATCATTGCGAATTTTTTCATGCAATTCTTGTTGTTTTTTTAAGTCATGCTTGGGTGCTAAATCGTGCATAACCTCTTGAATGACTCTTTTTGGTGATACGGTATCATAATCTGTAATCAGGCGGGTAGTGCC